TTCCTCTACATTCTCAGGTAAAGCCTGTAGACAGTTTAAGAGCACATTTAAGCCAGATTTAGAGAAAACGCGATAAAAGACCTCAGTAAATTCCGGAAACACCTGATCCAAAAGAGATGTCGCATTAAGCTTAGCTTGGACATAGAGTCCAGTCAAAAACTCTTGCTGCCTAGTCAGATGCTGAAGCTCTACAAAGTCACTCTCCCATTTTCGTCCAGGCTTAAGTTCTTCACGGAAAAACAATTCCGCCAGTTGCCACGCGTCTGCTTCATCTGTTTTAACTTTGCGCAATTGGGCTCCTCTTGCTCGTTTCGCCTGCAGAGGGTTGATGACGATGACCTTATGTCCTTCTCGTTCAAGAAAGGCTACAATGCTGCGGTGATAGTGCCCTGTAGCTTCCAACACAATACTAGGCTCCATTCCTGTTATTTGCGTCATCTCAGTCAGTAGGCTGTGAAGGGATTGGAACCCCTCTTGGGAATGCTTGATTTTCTTCGCCTTACCATAGGGATTCCCTCTCTCCAAGAACGCTTGTGCCACACTAGTTCCTTTTGCCAGATCAAGACCGATAACAGGATTCATTTTTGACCTCCAACGTATTATTTGCCGGTAGCCCACGATGGTTCCAATTCCACAGCTTCGCTTGTTATACGAGATCGACGTCTCCACCAGCTCAAACATGGTAATCGGGGGTAGTGGGGGAACTGTTTATTTTACGGGTTATGCCCTAAAACGCCTCCGTTCTCCCCGGCTACCGCCATCTTAAAACTACCAACCAAAAAAGCCAACCTACTAACTTCTTAGGTTGACCTCATAATACGAAAAACGCCATCATAGGCGCTACGGTTTACTTACTATACTTTATCCATATTTTTAATCGTTTCGGCTTGTTCCTCTGTGATATACCCCTTTGTTACGGCCTTATCAATATCTGCTTCGGTAGCTGTGTTATTCACCCAGTTACGTAGAAACAAGTTATTGTATGCGCTACTCAACATCAGATTTCTCCTCCTAGTAGTAAGCTCATAATCAAAGAATCTTGTTCCGCCTGCGATTGCTTTAGGCTCTCCATCTGTTCTGTCAAAGGCTCGACGTATTGCGGCTCTTTTAGCTGCTCAGGAGTTTCGTTAGGATCTGGATAGCTAAACTTTAGCTTTCCCGTTTTGACGTCCACCTTGTAGCCGCTGCACTCTCTAAAGTCCTGCGAATACTCGCCGTATTCGAGCGCGATAACGCCGACTGTCTCCGGTACACGCTCCGCTAAGGCTTTATAGACCTCAAAGTCATATTCTTGCGTGGACTCCACCACATCACCGGATCGCTCTCCAGTATTGACTAGGACGTTTCCTGTATACTTGTCATAATAAATTTTCATTCCTATTTCCATCTGTACCGCTCCCTTTCTTTATGCCCAAGCTTCCCAATACTTTACGCCGTTACCAGCGTGTAGCTTAAATCCGTCGCCATTTACATATGTTCCGCTATCGCCCAAATTTATAACTATTTTTGTATTGCTAAAAAATGTAGTGGTCGATTTAGCCGCAAAATAATACGTACAGAAGTCTATACCGAGGCTATCATGCCAGCAAATAATGACCCTAGGCGTGAACCCCAACCCAGAAACTTGTGGGGCGTAGGTCGATTCGGGCCAAGAACCGGACGCGTATAGTTTAGGCTGCAATATCCCCACCTGTCCAAAAATAGATGTTCCTGCGCGGATATTACCCGATCTGAAGTTACCATCTACAACATATGGTCGCCCACCCGCCCAATAGGTAACAGGCATATTCATTAGAAATAAAGTCTCCCGCGACTCATTTATTGTTAAAGCCAAATCACCGCTATGTGTGGGAATAGCGCCATCCACGCCAAAAATCGGCTTGCCTTGTAGGTAATTCGCGGGTATTAAATTCGGGTCGGATATTTTAACAGAAGCTATGCCCGCACCAAAACCGCTATCTGTGATATATGCGCCCGTGGAAATTCCGGCGGATACGGTGCCGTCGCTGTTTGGGTTGTATCTAACTGCGGTTAAATCGTTTGCCCTTTGAACGATAGCGCCCGTAACAAGTCCATTCTCTGTTCCTAACGTCTTACCCGCTATTACATCGGCTGCCACCGCTGTTCCATACTCACCCCCTTCACCCTGTAAGATAAAAGCCGTGCCATCATATACAACCGTGTAAACTCCGTTCAGGGCAAGTGTCGCCGCATTTCCATTGGGTTTCTTGATTGCTTTGGCCCCTAATGCATTAGGATTGAGTGTAGGATTAGCTCCGCTAGCAATATGTGTTTTGAAACTAAATTTAAGTCCTGCTATCAGCGTAGTAGGTACTGGGCTAAGTGTAAGGGTATATGCGGTGGCTGTACCAGCCGTAGTACCGAATCCAGTGTTGTTATTCAGTAGTGTCTTGTCCGCAGCAGACATCAAGCCATTCGTAGCAGTTGTAGCTACGGCTGCACCGGCTTTCGCATTCCAAGCCGTCTTTTCAGCATCCGTAACAAACCGATTACTAGCATCTTGAGCAATAATAGCCGGCGGATGGGTAGCCGGGTGTGTATAGTTCGTTGCCCCCGCAGCAACACCCGCCAACTTCGTTTTCTCAGCTGCGGTGTAATCATTCGTGGACAGCTGCTTACCAGTAACCTTATCAACTTTGCCATTAACGGCATTATCCAAGATATCCATATTCCCGTTCAAATCGGCAATATCAACGATATCTGTTCCCTCGGGCTTCTTTAAGCCCAAATTTCCTGTGGTTTGCATGTGTCACTCTCCTATCTATAAGTTCTTAATTCATTCCATGTTTTACTGTGAGCACTCTCCCAGGTCAAAACCTTGACGGAGTCCCACCAGGTATAGCTGAACACAAATTCATAAGCTAAATGCGCGGGTTTAATCTCTTCAATAATTTGAATCAACCCCGCCATATTTGGAGGAATGCCCAGCGTACTTACAAAATGAATCTCAAAACGGTACTCATCAGGCACTTCCTTTACTTCAACTACCCCACCCGAAAAAGCTGACGCCGTCCGCTGGATCATCTCCGGCGTTGTCGTCCCGTTTCCTCGCAGCTTCGCCTTAATCATCTCTCGGCGTGTGGCATATGACTTGGATACATCGATATTTAGTCCAAGCTCAGCTTCCCAACGTCCAAGGCTCACCGTTGCCGTTTCAACAAACGCCTGATCCAGCACATTTATAGTGCCAGCCTTCAGTCCACCTATTTCTAGCCCGATGGTCTCCTGAAGCTTCTCCATTTCGGTGACACCCTTATAAAAGTCCGGCAAATACTGCATTAGATCTGGCGTATCGATTTCTCCCGGATGGTTAGAATCTTCATCTGCCGAATACAATAGTTCGCTGAATAAAGAGTTGCCATAACTCATCCCCTACACCCCCTTCAGTTGATTCCAGGTCAGAGGGCCTTTAGGCAGATAATCATGTGTATGCGCCGCTGGAGGAAACACGGATGGCTTCCCCGCTACCCCCGCCCAAGCCACACTATCTGCTTGTTGCGCGAAATCCACCTTGCCATTGTTATTCGTATCGTAAATGCTTTTCAGCATATCCCCGGTACTCTGCGCCGCAACAAGCAAGACATTCCCAGTAGCAGAACCAATATATAGCTTGCCAGAGTCTGTACAGTAGCCAAGCTCACCAATAGCCAGTGCACCAATGGCGCTTTCCAATCCGCGACGTATTTGAATCAATGTCTTTAGAGCCATTATCCCGCCCCCTAGAATGTTCCGCCATCAATACTGGCTACAGTAAGTTTATTTCCATTCGTTGCATCATAAATGATGCTACTTCCATCCACACTTACAGCTACACCGGCTCCATCTACGATGATCCCTTTTCCAGCCGTAACGGCAATCGCGTCTGCAGTGACCGTGATCCCATTGCCTGCACCAATATTCAGCGTTACAGCATCGGCTTGACCACCACCAATGAGCCCGTTCCCAGCGGTAATCGTCTGTAGCGCACCCCCGGTACGAACCCATGCACTTCCGTTCCAGCTATAAATCTTCTGTTCGTCGTCGACATAAGCGGTCCAACCCACAGCAGGAACATAAAAGACCCAAGCAGCAGACTGATATTCAACGATTTGATTCGTTTTCCCCGCCCATGCCCCGGTTGCTCCAGCTGGAATAATATATCGGTCACCCTCAACTGGACTGGCAGGTGGAGCGAGCAGGTGCTGATCTTTTACCGACGCTTGCGGTTCAATATTATGCTTGGCCAGCTCAATTTCGTTCTTAATCTTCTGGGCAGACCACAGATCTGTAATCGTAGTCCCAGCATCATTGATCGTCCGGTGTTTGGTCACATCGTCAATATGCGTCTTGATTTCAGCCGCAGTTTTTACGTTCGTGCCATCCGATACTTTATTGATATGTCCCGCACTAATATCCGCTTTAAGCACCTTCGCATAGGTTGCTCCATCATCAATATCATCGATTGTACCTGTTAGGTCGCTAATTTTCTGCGCATTCACCCGTCGCCAAGCTGCCCCATCATCAAAATATAAATATCCACTATTCGTCCCCGTAGTCACGTAATACAAACGACCAACGGCTCCTGCAACTGGACGCGAGGCTTCTGGCCCTGATAGTGCCCTGCCGACCATGGAATTGGACGTGCCGTCACCAATATAAACTTCCTTAGTATCACTGCAAAAACCAAGCTCGCCTGCCTTCAACACGCCATAACTCGTTAGCTCAGCCTTTGTACCCCGCTTTATTTGTATGGTCTGTGCCATTTTACACCTCTCTTCTAAAAGATCCTCCGTCAATCTGACCCTTGCTCTTATAACGCTCTATTTCAGTTTGGACAGCAGTAAGACTCATCTGTAAA